GCGTTGAACCGTGAACATGGGGACATCCCGTGCGGTGGGCTTCCGTCCTATCAGGAGATTCGTCAGCACGAGGAGCCGTCATGCACCGAACTGCTCACCGTGCGTCTGTCGCTGCTGCGCATCGAGGGTGAACTTCGCTGGCGATGGGTCGTGCGCGAAGACAACGTGTACCTGCGCGTGCAATACATGCTACACGAGATTGATGACGACGCGTTCAAAAAAGAGCTACAGCGTCGAGACAAACAAAACGCCAAGGCTGCGGACGTCACGCACCTGTTCCAGATGTTTTTAGACACGTCGAGTGATGAACTGCGTCAATACGTGCTAGGGAAACCGAAGCACGAGGTGTTGGAGAACATTCGCTTGCTCACGGAGTACACGAACGGTGTCATACGCACGATACACGATAGGTACAAGTGCGTGACGCCGTACTTTATAGAAAATTTCTGAGTGTAACATAACATGCTTCTCATTCTGGCACTCATCGTGTTCGTGTGGTTCATGATACCTCGGTACCAGCGACCGGTGAAGATATCCCAGGTCCTCACCAAGGACGAGTGCGAGCACATCAAGCGCGTGGCACTACCCAGGCTGCACACATCCACCGTCGGGGGTCATCACCAAGTGAACATGAACGTGCGTCAAAGCGAGACGGCGTGGCTCGGGAGGGACGACCCGGTGGTGCGTAAACTCATGGATCGATGTCTCGAACACGTGGACCGACCGTCGGAAAACTGCGAAAAACTTCAAGTCCTTCGCTATCGTCCAGGTGGATTCTATAAGCCCCATTACGATTGCTTTAAAGATGGGGACAATCCGAGGATGTACACGTTCATCGTCGCCCTGAACGAGGAGTACGAGGGTGGGGCGACGGCGTTCCCGAACATCAAACAGGAGTACCGCTTGAGCACGGGGGATTGTCTCCTGTTCGAAAACCTCGACAACTACGAGTTCATGACGAGCAAGGCGTGGCACGGGGGCAAGCCCGTGTCTCGGGGTGAGAAATGGGTGTGCAATCTCTGGGTCCATAAGCACCCATATAAGGGTTAGGTGCGTTCATTATTTGAAAATGAGATGGACGACGTTCGAAAATCCCACAATCTCTTTAAAAGGGAAATCATACAGGCTGTGTGTCGAGATGGTTTCCAAGTCCTCGACGTCGGGTGTGGATACGGCGGGGACTTGCAAAAGTGGAAACACATGGGCGCGAACTTGAGCATGTGCGACCCGAGTGTGGAAGCTTTGGAGGAGGCCAAGAGTCGGGCCATGGGATTGAAGATGCAGGTGAATTTTTACGTGGGAGACATCACGGCGTGTCCAAACAGAAAGTACGACGTCGTGTGTTACAACTTTAGTCTGCACTACATCTTTGCTTCTTCGGACTTGTTCTACCGAAGCATCAAAGAGATACGAAAACGCATGAAACCAGGGGGGACGCTCGCGGGCATCATTCCCGACAGCGACGCCGTGATCATGCGCACACCCATGCAAGACGCATTGGGGAACTTTTTCCTCATGAAAGGCACACCGGAGGGTGGGTTTGGTGAAAAGTTGTTCGTGAACTTGGCGGACACGCCGTACTACGACGACGGTGCGAAAAGCGAACCCATCGCGTACAAGGACCGACTCATAACGACGTTGGAACAGCATGGGTTTCACTTGGTGCATTGGGGTGCGCTCACAGGACACGCGGTCTCGCAGATGTATTCTAAATTTATCTTTACATATAGAAAGTAGAATGATGTGGTTGATGATCATTCTCGTGAACATCTACGTGTTTTTGAACACGCGCGAACCCCCTAAACTGCGACAGGTGCGCGAGAAGTACACCACGCTTCGAGAAGCTCTGGTGCGCGAGGGCAAGTTCAAGGAATTACACGCGCCAAAACCCCTCACGGCGTACTATCGTTCGTGGGACGGTGCCTTGGGATACAACGTCAACAAGGGCTTCGAAGTTGGCGTGTGCATCGACGGTCAGGTGAATGAGGTGTTTCACATCCTCCTCCATGAGCTCGCGCACTGCACAGTGGACGAGTACGACCACAGCGATGCGTACTGGAACAATTACATCGAACTTCGAGACATCGCCGTGGCCTTGGGAATCTACGAAAAGATTCCAGAGAAGACACCGTTCTGTGGGAAAGAAGTTCAGGACGTGTAAATAAAATGTAATTCTATAGTAAGTAAAACATGTCCACACCCGCGAATGATTTGTACATGGCGGTGGCCTACTGGATAGCCGTGTTCTACACCGCGCTCCTACCCGTCGTCGTCGAGAACTACACCGCACGTCTCCTGCTCATCACTCTCATCGTGCCGAACCTTTTGCGTCTCGTCGTGAACCGACTGCCGCGTCTGGCCGTGGACCGAAGCTTCTTCTTCACGTCAACCGCCATCGCGCTCATTCTCACGTACGCTGTGCACTCCTACTTTAAAAATTTGAAGGAGGATTTCGATAAATTCGGGAAGGACGTCAAGAAGACACTTGAAGTGAGTGCCTTATTGACGGTGACGTTCACCGTCGGGGCGTTGCTGACCTATTACATCGGTATCGACCGGTCCATCTACAGCAACCTCAACTGGGAATGAGCTCAGATGTAGTTCTTTCCAAAGTAGAAAAGAACCGCAGCTACCGCGCCCGTGGCCGCGAGGCCGAATGCGCTTCTGCTCCCTTGTTCGTTAAGGAACTTGGGAACAGAGGTCACCAACTTATCTTGCACCGGCTTGCTCACCGCCGCCGCCGTGCACGCCGCCACTAACAACGCCGTCATTTGGTCATCCGTGAGACCCATGGGGTTTTGCTTCTCCGCGACTGGTGGTTGTTGTTGTTGTTGCATGGCGAATCCCGCGGACGTGGGGGCACCGGCGTGCGGTGCCATCATGTGCGGCATGACTCCTTGCATCCTGGGGTCGGCGGGTTGAACCATTTCAGGCTCCATGATTTCAGAGATGGCGGTGGAATCCATATGTTCTTGGCGGACATTTTTTTCATCGGCGACAAACGCCGTGCTCTGGCTCTGCACTTGTTGCTGCAATTCCGGGACAGGGGGTGGGGACAAGGACACCATACCCTCACCGGAATCGCTCAGATTGTACGTGACCACGTCGTCTGACATATTTTATCAGCTCATTTCTTTTTGGTCACTGTGAGCGCAGTCTTCTTCGACATCTTCTTCGGGTCCCCCTGACGGTCCTGCATGTGTTTGGGGTTGTACATCTTCTTATGCGCCGCCCAGAGTTCGGGCGCGCCCACGCGGAAGTTTTTCCTGATGTTTCCTTTGTACCAAAACACACAATCCGTGATTTTGTTCGATTTCACGGTGTTGTCCAAAACCAGACACTCGTAGTTTTCCGTGCACGCGTCCATGACTTTGTTGAACATGTCAAAGGACGGGAAGATGCCAAAGAAAGATTTGTAGAGTTTCTCTCTGTTCTGAATGATGTTTTCCCTGAGGATGAACACGTAGTCCACGTTCGCTCGAAGTGCGGGTGGGAGGTCCATGCAGTACTGCATCGTCAACATGAAGAAGATTTTCCAGTGCCTTCCATTCATGAAACATTGTCGAATGCACGTGTCCTTCAGAAACTTGTTGTCGTACATGCAATCGTCCAAGAGGAGGAAACATCCACAATTTTGTTTTCCCGCACTCACGAGCTTACGTTGACGCTCGATAGCCCTTTCGATGGCTTCTTTGTCGTAGTCGCCGTAAATGAACAGGTCTGGCACGTGTTTGCTGTAGTAGTGATTACCCTCTTCGGTGCCAGAGAGAACGATACCCGCTGGGAGATGTTTCTTGTAGTACAAGATGTCCGCCACGAGAGTGGATTTACCCGTGCCTCTCTTTCCGATGAAGACGCACACCTTGTCGTCCCCCATCGTTTCGGGTTTGAACTTCCGCAACTGAAGATTCATATCTACTACAGTGCACTTTTTTTGTTTCTCAAAATTTTACTCACTTATATCAGAGATGTCACTGAAGCTCGCAGCAACGGGTCTGGCCGACACGTGGTGCACAGGCCAACCCACGTTTTCGCATTTCCTGATGAATTTCAAGAGACACACAAAGTTTGCTCAAGAACGCGTGGAGACGCCGTTCGATGGGAAAGTGGACTTTGGCGAGGAAGTGTCCTGTCGAATTCCTCGAAACAAAGGCGACATCATACGAAACATGACGCTGAAGATTACGCTGAGCGACCCACAACCCGATGGATTGGCTGGGAACGACGTGTACTACCCACCCTCCGTGTGCACGCATCTGGTGGAGTGGGCCGACCTGATCATCGGTGGACAAACCATCCAACGCATCACTGGGGAGTACATATACATGCGTCAGCAGTTGTACAACAACGACGACGACGTGAAACAAGGCGTGTACTTTCTCACGGGACACGGCGATTTCCTGCGGTACCAAGGAAACAACACCTATTTCCTGGACTTGCCGTTTTATTATTACAGGAACCCGGCGTTGGCGATTCCCGTGTGTGCGCTCACGAAACAGGAGGTCGAGGTCCGAGTCAAGTTTCGCCCGTTGTCGCAGATGGTGTTCCTCGGCGCACCGGAAGGCACGACGGCGAACATCGTCAACCTGTCCTTAGACACCGATTTCGTGTTCATGACGCAAGATGAACGACGCTTCTTCCAGACCCGTCCAGTGGAGTACGTCATCACGCAGCTCCAACTCTCGCAGTTCGACATCAAGGATGGGGAAACCAAAAAATCCGTCATGCTCAACTTTAAACACCCCGTCAAGACGATGTACTTTGTGTCGCAAAACGAAAACGCCGTGGCACAAAACATTCCGACAAACTTTAACAACCTCGTCAACGTCGAGTTGCGGTTCAACGATAAAGTCGTCTTCAATCAAGGCACGAAGTTTTTACAATACGAACAACCACTCAAAGGACACGTCAACTCCCCGGTGGCGCAAGACACGACGACGAAGTTTTTCAACAGGGCCACTGGAACCCTGGAAGATTACGTCGTGCGTTCGCCGTTCGGCATGTACTCGTGGTCGATGTACCCAGAGCGCTCCTACCCCACAGGACAGGTCAACATGTCGCGCATCATTCACAAACTCCTCACGGTGGAGATTGCCCCTCTGTACGTGTCCGGCAAGAACGCGGTACGCGTGTACGCCGAAAACTACAACGTGCTGTGCATCGAACACGGGTTAGCTGGTCTAAGGTTTT